CAACACCTGCTTGAAATTGTTTAAATGGTTCTTGAGCTGCCATCCCTGCTGTTTGAAATATGTTTCCGCCTGGAGTTTGCGATACTAGATTTAAACCAAACTGTGTTAAGAATCCTGGTAGTGTACCAGCTGCAAGCGGTGACTGTGTTGGCATCGCACCCATTCTTGCATAGGTTGCTTTTACATCTCTAACAAAAGGATCTAAACCTTGAGTAACTCTATTACCATTTTCATATTGTTTTCTTGGTTGATCTAGTCCTGATGTAATACCAGTTCCTGCAGAACCACCTATTCTAAACATTGGTCTACTTAATACTCTTTTCATTATCCTTTTCCTAAATATAGACCTGCGAGTGTTGTACCGATACCTAAAGCTGTTTGTAATGGTGTTGGGTTAGGTGTGAATGTTTGTGTAGTTGTACCTGGATAACCACCCATCAATCCTGTAACTTGAGCACCATATCTAGCTAAGTTTTCTTGTGGTAACATTGCAGCTTGTCTGTTTGCTTCTCTTATTGCATCTGCCTGTGCTTGAGCTTGCGCTTGGTTGATTGCGCCCAATGAACCTAAACGTCCTATATTACTTCCTAAAATTCCTTCTTGTGCTTGACCTAAACCTATTTGTTGTCCACCTAATCCAGATCTAAATGCACCTAAACCTTGAGCTGCTTGTGATATTCCAAATCTATTTTGTATATCTTGTTGTCTTTGTGCTGACGCTTGATTAAAACCTTGTTGCAAGAGATTGGCTTGTAGTAATGCTCGTTCTCTTGCAGCCCCTGTGCCAAACTCAGCGAGTTGCACTCCCGCTCGGCCTGCACCGAGCACGCCCAAAGCGGCTTGTTGATCTCGTATACTTTGTTCTTGTATAGCTCTGTTACGATCAAATTCTGCTAATGTTGCATCAATCACTTGTGATTGGTAAGGAGACATAAATTGTTGTACGTCTTGTTGAAAAGCTTGTGCTCCTGTTCCTATTTTTGCTAATCCTGTTTCAGCTGCTCCAGCTAATCTAGATGCTTCATCTGCTTGATCTTGTGCTCTTGTTAAAAATGGTTGAAACGATGCAAGACCGGATTGTCCTGCTTGAGCAGACGCTAAAGCTTGTGCTCTTGCTTGTAAAGCATCTTGATCTGCAACTGTTGGTGCAAGTCCTGCTATGCTTTGTTTTCTAATATCAAATTCTTGTGCAGCCTGTTGTCTTTTTGCAAAATCTGCATCTGACTCACCTGTTAATTGTTTAAGATCTAATCTTTTACCTGTTGCTGGATCAATACCTGGTGCAACTGTTGGTCGACCAGATTGTGCTATTAATTGAGTTCCTAGATCTGTTCCTAGTTCTTCTATAAATTTTGGTGGTAGTTGTCGTGTTTCTGTAATAGCCATTATAATACTTCCTCTAGTCTCTGTGATGTTTGAAACATTTTACGTGCGCCATCTAAGCCTTGCGATTCTTCTGATACTTCACCTCCGGCTTCAAGGTTTTTCATCATGTTATACATGACTTCTGCGCCTTTGTCTATATCTCCCTCACCAGCATTCCTTACAGCGTCGGCTGTAAATACAAATTCATTTTTAGATAGTCTGGCAGGCACATCGTCAGCTCTTTCCATTCTACCCATGTCTACAAAACCACCTGTTTCTCTGTAGTCTTTTTCTTTGCCATCCATATCTAATAATGGCATAGTCTTCTTTGCTACTGGCTCTGGTCTACCACCATCAGCTAAAAAAGCTGTCGCCATATAGTCTCTATAATTGTTTCTTATATCAGGTATGGATGCTGGTAATTGTCCACCAACACTTCTTTGTGCTAAAAATTTTTGATATTCATCCTTTTGATCATCTTCTTGAAATAATAAAGGTGCTAATGTTAATGCACCACCTAAAGCTAATTTTCCTTTACCTGTTAAACCACCGCTTAACATATCCATGAAACTACCTGACGTATCTTTAAATAAAAACGGAGCAACTTTGTCTCTTAAAAAACTGCCAATCCCTGTTCTTACAGCAGGATTCATTAAAAAAGGTGTTGCAAACAATGCAGCTTTACCTATCGGTGACTTGACTATCTTCTTAACTGCTCTCGTTGCTTTCTTAACTAACTTACCTAAGAAATACATTTGTCTTCCTGTTTCAAGATCCATGATCCCACCTACAGGTCCACCTTCTGCAAAACCTAAAGCTGGTACTCCTAAACTTCCTCCTGAAACTCCTTGAGCTTGAAAAGGCCCAGCACTTGCAAGTTGTAGTGATGGTGCAACGTAGTTTGGATCATTTATTTGATTAAACAGATTAGTAAAATTTTTAAATCCTTCTGCACCTTGAAAAAGTTCAGTGCCAATCATATCTCGAGTGCCAGGATTAAACTCACGAGCTTTACGAGTATATTCTGCAAGAGCATCAAACGCACTTTGAGCAGAATCAAATCGTTGACCATCTTGACTTAATCCACTTAATAGTGTTCTTGCATAAGGATCTTTATCAAATTTGACTTGTTTATCCATACCTAATTGCATTACATTAGGTTGTCTTAATTCTAAATTACCTTCAGGGTTTTGAAAAGCTATAGCAGGCAGTCTTCCTAATTGTTCAGTTTTAGCTTCTGCTATCATTTCTGCACTCATTCCTTGATTATCTATGTTGCCTGGTAAGAATTTGCCATCAAGAGTTATAATACCACCTAAAGGCTTTTTACCAAAAAAAGGATCTGGTGTTTGAACTGAAGAAGCTAAACCCCCAATACTACCACCTGAACCTAAACTAGATTCAGCTGTCTTTAATCTTTGATTAATACCTTGTAACATTTGTTCTGCAGAAGTCACATCACCACCTAGTTGTTCTAATCTTTGTTCGATACCACCACCCTCTTGAAGACCTATTCTACCGCCATCGGCTCTAAATGCTAATCTTAAACCTTCATCTTCTTCTTTTTCTGTTTCTTGGTCCATGTTAAATGTTGTATCTACAGGTATAAAATTATTGTTATCATCGTCTCCACCCATGATAAGATTACCTGCAGCGTCTATTTTACCTGCTAATCTGTCTTGCATGTATTGTCTATAACCCTCTGCTGTTTTAGGATAACCTTTATTTTCTATTCCGGATAAACTTTTAAAATAATTAACATTTTTATCTAACATAAATTGTCTAGGTTTGTTTAATAGATTTAGGCCCATGTTTAATAACCCAGGAAGATTTCTGTCTTTTATTTTTAAATTATCTAATTGACTTTCACCAACATCTCTTTCAAATTCTCTTCGTGCTGTTCTAAGATCATCACCTGTTACCACAGCATCTTCAAATTTACCACCACCTAAAGATTTACCACCCCCTTTAACTACACCTGTTTGTGTTTGAGTTGCTGAATATTGTTGCCTATCAGGCATATCGCCTTTTTTAAGACCTATACGTCCACCGTCTGCTAATAATTGTTTTGCTATTTCTGTTCTAGTTATCGCCATCGTATTATTCTATTTTGTTTCTCCAAATAAATCAAGGCTAGGCATGATAACCCTAACGTCTTTTCTTATGTCAGATTCTGGTATTCCCTTTGATTTCCATTCATTATCATCTTTATATTTTTCGCCTGTTTTCATATTTGTTATCGTTGTTATAATCTCTTTTGGTTCTATTACTGGAATATCTTTCATTATGTTGTTATCTCCTTTTTAATGTTTAGATAGCTAATCGCTACATCAAATGAACTTGAGTTACTTGATTGCACGGTTAGAGTATTACCACCTTCAACCACTAAAGGGTTAGTGAGTAATTCTGTTGTAGTGTTAGCAGTTAAAGCTGCTGATTTTATAGCTGTGATGTTATTGTTTGTAACAGTGACTGTAGGTGTGCCTTCTGATGTCACTAATATAGATTTAATTATATATGTTTCATTTGCTAAAGGGTTACCACTTCCAAAAGGAGTTAGTGCACTACCTGTTGTGTTATTGTCTATACCTACAAATTTAAATAAATTAGCCATTAATTAATAAAAAAGTTAAATGCTTCTACCTCTTCTTTTAAATCTTCTTGAAATGTTGAATTTAATTTTTCTACAATCGCATCAAGATCTCTGACTTGTGCCTCTGCTGTAAACAAATCATATTCTTTACTAGGTCTAGTTATTACTTGTGCTATCTTTGCCATTATCTACGTCCATCTGGTTGTGTGTCTAATCTAAAAGTCCCTAACTTCCAACTTTGAGCTGACGATGTATTTTCTACTTTTAATGCAATAGCTCTTGCTCTTGCACGTGTATCTACTTTTTGTGTAGAAGATGTTACAGTAAAAGGACCCAATGAAGAACTTGCTTGACTATCATTAGGAAAATTTCTTAATTGTAATGTAACTTGTGTATTACCAGTTTGAGATATAAAGTCTGGTATAAATCTTCTTATTTTCATTATAAATTCACCATCTCCTCTAAATGTTGCAACTCCTGTTTGTTGACCTGTGCTTGCTCTTGCTTGTGTGATATCAAAATCTCCAGAAGATATGTTAGCGGTAATTGCTGTAACGGCTCCACCTTTCACTTGATCTGTTCCTGTTTCATGTTGATAATATGTTGTTCTACCTTCTGTGTTGCCCACAACATCAAAAGATGTGTCTGTAGCTGCATCGTATTCTAACGCATGTGGGCTACCAAATACTGCAGAGTCTTCCCACATAGTTCTAGCTAATGTGCCTACCGTCCATACTGGTCTTTGTGGTGACGAATCAAAGTAATTATAACAAACCATTCTATTTACAACAGAAGATCCTGTTGTCGGATAAAACCACATAACCTCACCAAACAAATTATTTAATCCTGCTGATACCATTTGATTACCGGATTCTAAATTTATATTGTCATACACGTGATCTTCTACTAAACAAGGTAATGATTCTAACTTACCAGCATATCTAAAAAAACCGTTCTCTGACATCCAATATGCAGAACCATCTACTTCTACACAAGCGTTTTGTCCGACAAGCCCACAATGTGTTCCAACTTGTGTAAATGCAAAAGTTAAAGGTGAACCAATAAAACGCATTGTAAATAAAGCTGTATCAGTCCAAACAAGAATTGCATCACGACCTCTAATAGCTCCTCTGATCTGTGATCCATCAGCTAGTCTATCTGTGCCAGCTGTGGTTTCTGCTGTTTGTGCATAATTATTTATATCTTCTTGATCTGAAAATCTAATAAACATATCATCTTGCGTAGATGTATCTCCTATTGTTGTTTCTGTACCAAAAAATACTAAATGACGTTGAGCAGATACCAACATGTGACGTGAAGCTGTTGGTGCACCAGATATAATTGTTGCTCTTGTATCTGTTGCATTTGATAAAGATGAGTCCCATTCAAATACGGCACTGTCATGTATTAAACATATGGCTTTATCACCAAAATTATCTAATGACCACATACCAGGTTCAAGAACTAAGTCACCAGATGCAGCTTCACCCCACGCTACATAATTTGCCGTGCTAGTCACCGTATCTCCAGCGCCATGTGATGCTTTTGTAGTATTTCTAACTTCTCTTATTACACCAGTTAATTCGTTAGATGAATTAATACCCGTATAAGATATTTCTTCTGTACCTATTAATACAAAGTTTGTACCTGAACTTGGAAACTGTGATGGATCTGCCAACGTAATACCTGTTGTTTGTGTGTCATTAATTGCACCAGATAATGTTGTAGTAAATGCTCCTACTTCTTCACCACCCCAAGTTCCTAAAGACCAACCAAAACCTTTTGCTTGTACAGCGGGTCCTACAGTATAATAATGTTGAACACGTATACCACCTGATGTCGTTGCACCAGATCCAGATTCATTAGAAGGCATTGTGATTGTAATAGTTGTGCTTGATGGCACAGATGTTACCATAAATTTTTTGTCATTAAAATCAGATGCACCAAAATTAGAATTAGTTATTGTAGAAAAATTATCTAACAATACAATATCAGATGCATTGATACCATGATCTCCACTAAATGTTATAGTGACTGTAGGTGATCCGTTGGTCGTGCTGAATGCATTTGAAAGCGTGTTTGTAGATTTAATGGGATGTATATCATAGTATACACCACCTGAGTATGCATATAAAATTCTGTTTGTACCTATGATTGCATATTTTCTACCTAGGCTGTTTACATAATGATGAAGACCACGTCCTGCACCCGTTAAATTACTTTCACCTAATTGTTTCCAACCACCTATTTTTTCAGGTGTGCCATATCTAAATCTAACGTTGTCACAGTCGATCCATTGACCTTCCGCGCCTGTAGGTGTGATTTGTTTATTAATACCTGGCTGAAAACCTATCTTTTGTAGCATAATAAATCCATTTATACCAAATTTATTACTTAATGAACAGAGTAAAAGCACGGGAGTTGTGGTGTGGTGGAAACTCCCGCACTAGTCTTTTTATAGACTATTTTTTAGATGTAGTCAACTTAGATCCTCGAAACCAGGCTGGTAAACCTAATATAGGTCTTTTATCTAATGCGTTTTCTTTAGCAGCTTTTGAATTAAATCTGTTATAATGTAAAAATACTTGCCCACAATCTTTACCTTTAAATTCATCTCGCCAATGTTCTAAATCACAACCAGAATATATTAACATATCTCCTGGTTTAAGATCTACTTTAATACCAGCTTGACCTTGTTTACCTGTTGGATCAAGATATATAGGCCATGAGTCACCACCTAAATTTAATGTAGTAGATATCTCACATGAGTATCTATCTTTGTGTCTAGCTAAAACATCTCCGTTTTTATATATTCTTGCATAAGAATATGTTTCACTTAATTTTAATCCTGTGTGTTTTTCCATAACAGGTTTTACCTCTTGCAGTAAAGTTTCCATAGCTATGTCTCCATAACAAGAATATGTATTTGGAACCTGTTCATCAGCCCATATACCCCAATACTCTGTAAAAGGTGAAATGTATCTTGAATCAAATAATACTCTTGCAACATTTCTTTTGTTTTTAAAGTATTTGTAAACAAAGTCTGCTAATTCTTTTGAAATAGCTCTTTTTAAAACACTGTATTTATTTTTTTTGAACGACATTTAACACTCCTTTTGGTATAGCCTGACAATTCCAATGTATAAATCTAAATGGTTCATAACCCATATCTACGATGTATTGATGAGGTAAGTATGATGGAAAGAATATCATTCTGCCTGGTTTTGCTTTATAATTAATTTGTGAGGATGCATGAGTTACTTTTGTTTTATCTTTTTCTGGTAAAAGGTTCATAACATTACCTGGTCTTGGATCTTCAAATAATGGCATCGATGTTCTCTCACTAGCTTTTAAAAAATAAAAACCCGATATGTGACCATTCCAATGTGTGTGTAATGTGTGGTGTCCACCACCTTTTTTAGCAAACTCTTGTACCCACATCTCTGTTGTAAATACTTGATATTGAGATAAATCAAAACCCATCTCATTTAATAGATTATGTGCGGTTGCACCGATATAATCCTGTAATTCTTTAAACTTAGGATCACCTATTAAACTTGTTGAATGAAACACATGACCCATATCTCCTTTGTCACCAAATTTTTTATTTCTATCATCTATTTGTTTTTTTAGATTCTTCTGTGATATTTTTATGTATTTATCAGATGCCTTGTTTAGTTTTTTTACAAACTTAGGTTCGTCTGCCCACCATATGGGACAAGAAAAATATTGTTCTAGATTTAATTGTTTTGGAAAACTCATTTAAATGGCCACCCTAAATTCCAAATCACCAAACTATTACGTTCTCCACTTTTAACTGGACATACTCTATGCCATACAAATGAAGGAAATACAACTAAAGATCCTTTAGGCAATATCTCTTTACATTTATGTACATTAGGTTTTTTATCCGGATCTAGATTTCTAAAATCAAATTCTAGTTCACCACCTTTATAATTTTTTGGATCAGATAAAGTTACTGTTACAGATAATTTTCTAATCTTACCATGTGATGGAGTATTAGGTTTATTATATACATGTTCCCAACTATCACAATGCCAATCATAGTATTGACCTTTTTTATATTTTGTAAATTGACAAGATTCAGACCAATCCCATTGAAAATTCCAACCTGCATTTGCATTTGCTTGATGCACATAAGGTTGTATTTCTTTATAAATCCATCTATCGCTCATCCAAACAATATTGGAATCTCTTTTTGTTTTTAAATCCTTGATTTGTTTTTGATTTAATTTTTTAGCGTCACCAAATCCACCAGTGACTGCCATTTGATCTTGAAGTTGTTGACCATATTTTACAATTTCATCACATATACGAGAAGGTACAGCTGATTTAAAGTACCAATAATAGTTTGTAAGGTTCATATATCTTTATGAACTTTTTATAACATATATTAAACAACTGTCAATGTTCCAGAAACTGTAAAGGTAGCTATCTTATCTCCACCAGGATGTGTTGATGTTGAATTTGTACAAGGTGATACTGTAAAAGTAACCGCGCTTGGACCTCTTACAACAACTATACCTGATCCACCATTTCCACCAGATTGATTATGATTACCTCCACCACCTCCACCACCTCTATTGGTTGTTCCAGCTCCACCATCAGATCCTCCACCACCAGATCCTCCTGATCCAGCTCCTCCTGGACCATCTCCACCTCCACCACCAGCGTAAGCTACACATGAGCCTGTAATATTATTTGTTGCTCCAGCTCCACCAGCTCCACCACTAGTACTAGATGTATTACCACCTACAGCAGTTGCTCCACCACCTCCACCACCACCAGAATCTCCTCCAGGAGGAGGGTGAGGTGATCCCCATCCTAAACCACCATTATTACCTTGTGGTGGACTTACAGGAGGTGTATTACCCGTGGCTGCTGGATCACTGCCCCAACCTCCTCTACCACCACCAGATCCTCCTGGGCCACCAGTTGCAGCACCAATCCCACCACCTTTACCACCTCCAGCAGATTCAATGGTGCTAAATACAGAAATACTTCCTGGAGTTGGAGTTACAGGTGCATTACTTCCCCCTGTTCCACCAGCACCAACAGTAATTGTATAAGATCCTTCTTGTATAGTTAAAGCAGGAGCTTGTAATGGACTTGGCCCGTAGCCACTAGCTCTATAACCTCCAGCTCCACCACCGCCTCCATTTTCATTATAACCTGGAGGACCATTTCCACCACCACCACCACCTCCAGCGACTACAAGATAATTTAAATCATAACTTTCTAAAAATCTAGGCCATGTTCCCTGTTGCTTGGCTTGAAATTGACTTTGCATTGACCATACACCACTTGCTTTACTTAATTCTTTTACTATTACAACTCCTGAACCACCTGCTCCGCCTGTACCACCATTAGAGGGATTATTTCTACCAGAACCACCTCCACCTCCACCACCAGTGTTTGCAGTTCCTGCATCTCCATTATCACTTGGCCAAGTGCCACCTGTGCCCCCACCGCCAGGCCCACCTGTTCCAGTTGTTGCAGGGTTAGGTGATCCACAATTATTTCCACCGCCACCGCCACCGCCAGCATAAACTGCACAGTTTGGTGCTCCTGGAAAACAACCTGATACATCTGTTCCCGATCCGCCATCACCGCTATAATTTGTTCCATCTACGTTTCCAGCCTCTCCTACTGATCCAGCTCCACCACCACCGCCAGCTCCACTATTATTGTAAGCCCCACCATCATTACCTTGTCCAGCGACTCCAGAACCAGCACAACTTTTTGGCCCACCACTAACACCACATGGTGCTAAACTTGATCCACCACCAGATCCACCAGCACCACCATTAGCTTGTGGTGCATTAGAACCTGATGTAATTCTTCCACCACCTCCACCGCCTCCACAAGAAGTGTAAGTTGTACATCCAATTACTACACTTGAATTATTACCAGAACTACCTTGTCCACAAGTGGTAGATGTACCAGATCCTCCTGATCCACCTCCTCCTATTGTAACTGCTCCTAGAGCAGAGTTACCACATACTGGTATTTCTAAATTTCTTAAACCTCCAGCACCTCCACCTCCACCACCAATTGTAGATGCTGGGCTACCACCACCACCTCCAGCACCGCCAGCAACAACTAATGCTTTAACTAATCTTGTGCCTGGCTGTGTTGTAACTGCACTAGGTGTGTTTGATGTTATGACAGTTTGAGTGCATTTTCCAAACGAAGTTTTATTCGTTTTTCCAATCACCCCACCGTTTGCTGAGCCAGATTTGTTTCTTGGCATTTGAGTCTCCTATTCGGACACCCAAGCTGTGCCATTCCAATTGTATTTGGTAGGTGTTTCCGATTCGTCGTTTGATTTAGTTGCTTCCCAACCTTTAGTGTTGTCAGCGTTATATTTATCCTCGTTCCATGAGATTATGTAAACCCACTCAGGTTCTGCCTGACCATCACCTGTAATTGATGGATATGTGATTGGTGCTTGCCAATCATCATTATCATCCAATGACCATGAAGCGTAAGGTTGTTGTCCTAAAAATTTATCTTTTACAGAATCATATACCATTCCGATACCTGCATATTGTTTTCTAAAATTATGATTGTAAGAAGTTTGTTTCCAAATACCACCATTAAAAAAATTAATACACCATGATTCTCCATCAACGTGCATATCATTTTCTCCTAATGGTCCTGCTGCAGTATCTACATCGTTGCCAACAACAACTACTCTTTGTACTATTTGATGTGAATCTTCCGTAAATCCTGTTGGATCTTTTATTGCTTTTAATTCTGCAAAATGTGCCATGTTCTTACT